TTCTTGCTGAAGCTACCCCAAAAGGAATTTTATTCGATCTGGCTGTGTGCATTAGGCATTTCCCTTCAACGAGGTTCATCCCAGCAGGAATTTCTTCTTTGTCGAGATCAATATCTGGATTTCTGTCAATTGGTGTCATTTCGTTTATTTCGTTTATTGTTTTGCCCCGTATGAGGCGATTAGTAATGCGTCAGCGGATCATAGCATAATGTGCGCTAGATTTCCTTCCGAATCAAATCCTTCTAAATAAAACTCGTTGGATTTAACTGAGAAGTAAACCCTAAGCCATTGATTTTTACTCTTTATAGCCACTCCGTAATGCTCAAGTCCTTTCGGGATTTTATTACTTTCAATTCCATCTAAAAGAGAATCTACTTCGCGCCCAAATTCATCGTGAAAGCATTTCAGGTAATAGTGGTTTGTTTCTCTATATTTCATTGTCTGGTTCCATAGGTTGCGATTAGTAGTGCGTCTGCAATTGCGTGATTCACCTTGATGTTCGGGAATAGCTCCTGAGCTTTGCGCTTTGAGACGTTCTTATCGCCCTTGGTCATGCATCCCATTGCCCTTTGCCAGACTTGCGGCCTGACACGTTCAAAGGGGATTTCCGCTGCTGTCAGTGCCATTTCGAGGCGTCCGAAGCCGTTGCCAAAGGTGAAGCTTGAGACAACCCCCATCTGTGGCGAGCTATGAACTTGCTCAAGATACGCCATGCATTGACCTTCGACGGCAATGTCACGGAGTAGCTCCCACAAGTCCTGCAACGTGTCAGGCATTTTCTCCACGCAGGGTTTCCCGTCTGTGATCCATGCGATTCCTCCATTGGTTCCGGGATCTATCCCAATTATAGTTCTCATGACTTCATGTGTTAAAGTATTTCCCGCGCCTCGTCTCGCTCATTAAGCGTCTGGACATGCAGCCGTTGTTCCTTACGCAACTGGGTGCGGATCTCGTCCCGCTCCTGAGCCAGCTGAAAAACTCGCATGCACCCCCACTTCCGCGCCTCGTCCCGCTCGCGTTCGAGCTTGCGGGCGAAGTCAGCTAGGTTCCGTTCAAATTCCGGGTGGTCTTGGCAAGCGAGCCGATTCCATTCCCCGTCTGTCTCTGGTGTGTCTGTCATGGTTTCCATAGGTTCAGTGTTTTGAGAAAGGCCTCGGCTCGTTGGACAGTCGCAGCGTTTGCCTTGGGGTGAGCATTTTCGGCAGGATTTCGTTTTCATGATTTCATTTTAGTTGCGCCCGCGCATGGGCTTTTTTCGTTCTCGGGACAAAATTCCAGTGCGCGAGCGGCGCGGCAGCGCATGTCCGCAGCGTTGGCGATTTTGTCGGTCGCCACGAATTGCAGCGCCTCGCGGAGTTCTGCGGCGATCTTTCGCGCCTCGTCCCGCTCGTTCAGAGTCTGGACATGCAGCTGTTGCTCCTTGCGTAGCTGTTTCGTCAGCTCGGCGCATAACTTCTCTTTGAATTTCAAATCTTCGCGCGCCTCGTTGCGCTCGCGTTCGAGCTTCGTGCCAACTGTGTATGGTATCCAGTAGGCATCATCATTTGCAAACAGCGAGGTAAACGCAATTTTTGCTTTATTGGATTCAGGTGTGTCTTTATTCATGGTTTTCATAGGTTCAGTGTTTTTAAAAAGGCCTCTGCGCGTTGAGCGGAGGTGGCTGAAATACAAAGAGCTACACCACCACCACGGGTTTCAGTAAGAAACTCCACAAACAACCACCATTGTTCGTTCGTCAGCACATTCTCCGCTTCGTGCATCGCGTTGAGGTCGTTGAGGTAGTCTGGTAATGGCCCCCACCAAGGGATTCCTTCAGGTCTGCCTTTGCTTGGGTGTGTCCCACAAAGAGTGGGCGGAAATTCGCTTCCAATATCGCTTACCCATCGAGGGTGAAGTCTGATCTTAGTCCACCCACACGCCTCCGCGATGGCAATTCGTTGTTGTTCAGGATTCATTCGTTCCAAAGTTTAAGTTTTAGCTTCTTTGCGAGTCCGATCACTGCGTCCAGTTCCACCTCGTCGGTGTAGCTGTGGCTGGTCTCGGATTTGAAAGCGACCCACTTTCCGTCTTCTCGTCGCAGCGTTTTGATTCGCTTGTCTTCCTGCCATTTAAGGCGAGGGGACAAGTTGCCTCCTGTTTCTGGGAATAGGTCGCTCATATACGTTGCCCTGCGAGGATCATTTCAGATTTGTGACGCGCTACCTCAAGGCCACCGATCACTTCTACTAGGACGATTTTGCACCCCTTCAGGTCGTTTATCACCGTTCGCATCCACTCAACATCCTGCGGGTTTTCTTGGTTGTAGGGAGTTGTTAATGACAAATAGCCGTTTTTGTGTGCGTCAACTGGCGTTAAAATTTCAATTTCCATGTTGGTTTATAATTATAACTCAAAACGGGATTTCGGAATCGTCATCGTCCTGAGCTTGCGGTGCATACCCGTTCGACTTCTCACTTCCGTGCATACTTTGCCTTGGTGCATCCCAGTCCATGATCTTCGCGTTTCCGAGAATTGGCCCCTTTTCACCAGATGCTTTACGTTCCTTGCTGATCTTTTGGACGATGAACCCATCGTTTCCGTATTGGTCCTTTTCATCCCGGATAAGCACCGAGATACTCAGGTATTTCTTCCCAGTCTTTGGCGACTCGTAAAGAGCCGTCTTGTCGATCTTGCTAACGTCTAGGCTGATGTCAATTGTTTGTTTCATTGTTGGATGTATTTAGGTGTTTCGATTGTTTGGATTCCTTCGATTTGTTTCGGCCAGTGGTTCGTTGCAACGCAGGTTTGCCACTTGGCTAAGGCGTTCATATACCCTGCCCGTCCGAGTTCAAGCAAATTCTCAGATAATTCCACCCATGCCGTTTCGTGCGGGGATTCAACCTCAACAAAGCAGAACACGAACCGAGTCCGCTTCTCGTTTGCCGCTGCATTCCAGAGGTCAAGGTAGAGTGCCGCTTGCCAGTGATAGCCCCGGTTGACGATAACCCGCTGGAGGGATTCTAGGCTTCCAATCTCTCCGGTAGTCTTGAGATCCATCAGGCAGTCCAACCCATCCGGCACGATGTCGATTAGTCCTTTTACCTCTGTTGCCCCGATCTTGCCAAAAACGGCGACCTCGGTTTTATATCTGGCATCGAATTGCAAGTGGTATTCATCCGTGACGGCCTCGGCAATGGAGAGGGCTTTGTCGATTTCATCTCGTGACGTGATGATTTTGCCTAACTCGGCCTGTTCGGCTTTCCACTCGCGGGCTTCCTTTGTGCGGAAATCTGCGTAGGGAGAAATCGCGATGATGTCTTCCACGGTTTCCGGCTCCAGCGTTGCGGCGTGGATAAGCGTCCCCAGATCCATTGCCTTCGATGCCTCCCTTGGCTTGCTGTGCCGCCATTTAAACGCAGACTTGTTAAAATCCCACAGCATAGACTTTGACACAGGCCCCGCTTTGGGGTCTGAAGGGGTCGCTGTGCGCTCGTAATACGTTTTGCCTAGTCCTTGTTCGATTTTCATTTGAATAGCTTTGTGATGGTTGTGGCGATCTTGCCTAGTTTACTGAGTTTGCTTTGTTTCGGGTTATTTAATGCGCCAAGCAATGCCAGCGTCATTTCTAAGTCGCTTCCAATGGCGCGGGTTTTCGTTTTAAACGGTGTGTGTGTAACTCTCATTTTGTTTGTTTTTTGTAGTTTGATAATGTGTTCAAAAGAATTATTGGAGGCGACACTCTAGTGGGGCTTTTGACGTTACAATAGCCGCTTGGCGGTTCACGGGGTCAAGAGCAATGCTACCAATGATCCTTTGATTCGCCTTGCGCTCCATCTTGCGCTTGCGCCACACTGGAACGGGGACCTTCATCCGTCTGGTTGGCGTTTCTGGCTCCGGCTTGGGTTGCGCGGTCTTAAAAACGATGTGTGCTCCGGCCCGGTAAAGCGATTCCTCCATGTTGTTCATGATAGCTTAAGCATGGTGTCTGCCACGGTGTCCAAGAACCCGCTTTTCTTGAGCGCTTCCAGTCGCTCGCAAAGATCCACAAATTCCCGCAATCTGGTGATTTCCTTGTCATGCTCAGCACCAAGGAAGAACTTTCTCAGATCCTCCAGCGGTTTAAGCATCGCGGCCACTTCGGTGGTGGTCGTCATCCGCATCCCCCGCAGATTCTCGATCAATTCCTTTTTCATTGGCTTGATCTTGTCCATATTTTCGCCAATGCCTTCAACGGCTGACGCAAGTGCTTGTTTTGCTTCGTTTGTGTCTTCGATTAGTGTGTTCATTTCGTTTTTTATGGTTTTGGATTCTGTGATTGCCTTCTTTGCTATGAATGGAGCGACTCGATTCATATCCATCAATGGTCCACCGTCTCGGTCTTTCATGGTTGGGTGGTTTGCATACTGTAGCGGACCGCCATCTGTCATGTCTTTCGCCCACATATTATTTGGCTTTTAGAATTGCTGTTATTAGTTTTTGATAGTCTGAAGGTGAAAACCTGTCCTTGCCTTTCATTGCCATGCTTAGTAATGTCGGTTTCATTTCGTTTGTTTTAGTTAAGTTGGTTCCTCCCGCTGCGTCTATGACTCCCACTCCCACAAGATAAGTGTCATAATCCGCCGCTCACTTGAGCACGGGAGGATTTTTACGGCATCACTCGATACCGCGAAATTGTTCTGGTTCGGCATCCTCGATCTCTCTGTCTTTCGCCTCGTCGCGGAGTTGGTCGGCGAGGTCCATCAGCCGCTCGTGGCGGTCGGCCTTGTCGCAGAAACTGTCGTCTTCTGGGTCGTAATAAGTTCTCATGGTAGGCTTTCTGGGTTGACGCCATCCATCCAAAAGGTGGCGGGCGTGGTGCAGCGGGTGGTGGCAACGCAGATCAGGATTTCAAACGTCTCTCCGGGGTGTTGGGCGGCAAGGCGGTTGGATTCTCTGATAGCGGATTCAACGGTGAAATGTTTGGTCTTCGGATGGCTCCCGCCGACTCGATAGATGTAGAAGTATGGTTTCATGATTCAATTCGTCTTGATGTTTTTAGCTATCGCCTCGAAAGTAGCGTTTAGGCTTTCGGGCGTGGTTTTCGGTTTCCGCTTGGCTGCAAAGGCCCTATCAATGAGCGCAACCTTGTCTGTTGTGATTTCAGCAATTGTCGTAACGCCGTAATGTTTTAAAAACGCGGATTCATCAATCGCCAGTTCTTCCAAATCGCTTTTGATCGAGGACACTTGGCCCGGCGTGATTTTAGGATAAGCGACCCGCTGCGTAGTCGTAGCCGATTGCCCGTCGTCGTCCTCCTGTGCGACTCCTGCGAATGCGGCGAGGGCATAGCGTCTAAGGTAGGTTGTGGCCGCTCCAACGCCTTGCCCGTCATGTTTTGCCGGGACGCATGAGATTTCACCGCTGACATACCCCCCGCTTGAGTGGCAAATCGTAGTGGTAACGCTAACTATGGTTCCATCGAATGATGGCGACTGAATAACGCTTAGACTGTTTGCCGCCATCACCGGTCGGACGGTATTTAAAACCTCCGCTAAGTCCGCATATCGGCTCTTGAAGTGTGGGTTGACGCTCCCTTTTGTTGCGTTTTCCACCTGTCCCTGCATTTTTGCAAGGGCGGCGAACAATTCAGGCGTGCTGTGTTCTAGTTGCATATTTATTTGTTTTCGTTTTGTTTGTGCTGATGGTTTACGCTTCGTATTTGTTCACGACGATTTCTCCTTCTGAAACGCCGTAGCCAAAAGCCCTCAAGGCAGGAACAACGAGATACTCAAGAGCTTCTTGCAGCGTGTGATCGTCTCCCGGAATCCAGATTTCAACCTTGGGATTTTGCATTTCTATTTTGCGGCCATGGTTTTCTGTCGGTTCAATCGTAATTTTCATGTTTTTGTTTGGTTTGGTGCTGAATGCGTGTTCGTTTTAGCCGGGTTTCAGCCGGGTTCAAGCTAAAATTTCAATTTGTTTCTCTTTTTTTTCGGGTTCCTGTTCGGCTCCGTATTGGCAGCGGCTTGAAATAGTTGCAAGCATCTTGGCAAATGAAACGTTCATTTCGGCTTCGTTCAAGATCCTCTGCCGCGCCCAGATCACCGTGCTGTGACAAGTCCTGTTGCAACGGTTCGCCGTGTCCTGATATGGGTGATAATCTGACCAGCATGCCATGACAACGTGACGAGCCAAGGATGCATATTTTGTCCTTTTCGGTCCTAGGATGTCCTCAGGGGAAACCCCGAAAACATCGGCGGTTTCGTTTAAAAGCCTGTCAAAATTGGTAATCATTTCCCTGTATTGCTTGGGTTTGCGAGGTTTTTGATTCCCGTGTCGGTTCGCCGGAATTGGCGAATGATTCCAGCGGCAAACTTCCGACTGATTCCACCATAAGCCCCTGAAATGAAAAGAGTCGGCTCAATGCTCTTCCGCACCCCATTTTCCTGTTTCCATTTTGCACGCAGAACGCAAAGGCTCACGTCCCCCTGCCCGTATTGGTTGCTGCTTTCACTTTTAGTTTTTCTCATTTTGTTTTTTTTCTATTGGTTTGCTTTCCTGTAATGTATCGCCATGTCAAAGCCTGCGAGGGCGCAAGCTTCCGCCCATGCGTAATGCGAGGGGGATTGCTCCAAGTCCTGCCAAGCCTCCCGGCAAGCCTCAGTGTGAAGCCATGCGAGCCGTTCCGCCATCACTGCCGGGTGAAGGTCTTCGTCGGTTTGCTTGTTGATCCAAACCAACCACCTCTGCGCGGAAGTAAACCAACAGCCATCGCGGGTGAACCTCTCAAGGGCCTGTTCTCGCGCCTCCAAGGGGTCGCCAAGGGCTTCGCCGGGTTCTTCCCTCCCGTCATTGCATAGCGGGCAGGAACTTTCAGGGTCAGGCCAATTACGGCTTCCGCATCGTGAGCAGGCAAATTTCATGCGTCCATCCTTTCGAGTGCTGCCATGATTCCCGCCATTTCAAGAAGTATCACCTCGGGCCTTTTCCTTTTTGCTTGCTTCACGGTGTATCCCGCTTTACGCAACTGAGCTAAGACTGCCGGAAGATGGACCGTCAAAACCTTTCCCGTCCCTTCCGTTTGCTTTGCCAGCTCCCTCCATGCGTCCTCCCCCGCTTTGCTTTGCGGCACAAATGCCGTAAACATGCCCTCCCGGAGATATAAAAGATCCGATTTCATGCTGCCCCCCTTTCTTTCGCCGTTGCGATTGCATCCCGTTTGCTTTCACAAATAAAATCCGCCGCAAGTTTATCTCCAAGGTAAACAAACCAACTTCCCGTCATGGGGTTTCTGGCGATTCTCCCGCCATCGACTTTGATGTAAACGATTTTCATGCGACCACCTTCCCCGTTGCCTTGGCGATTGCGGTGCGTGCCGTCGCGCTGGCCTCTTCCCGTTCCGCGTTCCAATCCTCTTGACTGGTAACCTTCCGCGATCCGTGAAGCAATCCCTCCAACGCTGCCAGTAAATCCGGAGCGGCGGAAATCAAACGAGCATTTGCCCCCGCTTCATCCCAGCCTTGGCCGTGCGTTCCTATTGAATCCGGCACGGTTTGGTCATGATCGACTCCGTGAAGAAAGCGGTTTCCTTCGCAGTAAGTGGCGGAGATCGCCATTTGCCCGGCATAAACCGTGCATCCTGATTTTGTCCATGGTCCCGGCGTGTGTGTGTGTGTCATTGTTTCGTTTTGTTCGGTTTTCCTCGTCAGTGACGGATTCACCGCCAGACGCCCCGAAAGGCGTTTCGGAATTTATGGCGAGCAAGCGTCGTCGATCTGGCGGAATGTGAGCTTGCATAGATACCCCGACCAGTAAGCCCGGACGTGCGGCTCTGTGTCAATTCTAGCAACCGCCCGAATCGCTTTCAGGGTGTTTTCTGCATGCGGAAACTCCCCGCTTTTCATTCCGCTTTTGAATTGTTCTTGAAGTGTCATCGTTTTGATTGTTGGGACTGGCGAAGGGTCGGACCTCGCCGGATTGAATTTAGAGCGTAACGCGATTGGCGAGCTTTTCGGATATTTCGCCGGACTTTTGCAGTGAATCCACAAAATCCACGAATGAGCAGCGGACAGTTGCGCAATGGTGATTCTGTCCCTTGCTTAAAATACCAGCCTCCCTTGCTTGCTCTTCAAAGTGCGGGAATGATTTCCAGAATGAGGCGCGGACTTGTTTTTGAGTTGTCATGATTTCGTTTTTTTGAGGTTAGCGGGAAAGCTTGGCGACAAGGCGGGCAGCTTGGTTTAGGGCGCGCGTTTGGCAATCAAGCCACGTTTCGCACGCATTCGGTGGAAGGTCCCCGCCTTTCTTGCGCTTAAGCTCAGAAGGGCGGCAAAGCCGCTCGGCAATATCGGCGTCATAAATAAGAGCGCTGCCGCCATATGAAAAGGCCCGCCAGTTTTCAGCGCCATCAAGCAAGGCGGCAGGTGTGTAATCCGATTCAAGGCTATCAAGTAGCTCTGAAGCATAAAGCTTCACGCCTCGGCTCCATGCTGAGCGCGGGCTTGTGGCTTGAATGCGGGCGGTGATTTCGGAATTGATCGTTTTCATCGTAGTTGATTTGTTTTAATTTGTGCCATGCATCGCTGGCCGCGCTTCGTTATGTGGAGAGACTGCCGATTAATTGCCGGTAGTCTAGAATAAAATTCTAATTGTTTCAAGCCGTAAGAATTGCAGAGACAACCCAAGCGGCGGAAAGAACGGCGGCAATGCTCAGGACGATTCCCGGAGCTTTGCGCGGTCCGAAGATTGCCAGCATGGCGACGAATGCCACAGCGGCGACGATGAAAAGGGAGGAAATCACTTTGCCCCCCCTTCCAATGCAAGGCAAAGCTCGAAGCCAATAAGAGAGTTTGCTTCCAGCGCCGTCATGAGAAGGAATCTTCCCCTCTCCACCAGCGGCAAGCTGCCCCGCTCCTTATAAACGGGACGGGCGGAGAATCCCGCGTTTTCTGAATGACTGACAAAGTAGAGCTTCCGGCCCTTGGCAAGCCATTCCCGCCCGGAGTCAATTGCAGCGCGGATTTCAGCGGGGCGGAATTCAATTCCCGCGATTGTTTCATTTTCTGTTTTCATCGTTTTGTGTGTGTGTGTGTGTGGCGTCGCGTCTTGCAACTGAGAAGAACCTACACCCCGAAAATCCCATTGTCGACAAATAGTTTCCAAAATCTCAAAATAGTTTCAAGCCCTGCCGCAATCCTAGGAAATACAAGGGTTTGCCAATCCAAGGGAAAAGCTGGACCACGAGCAAACGATCCGTACAGCAAGCTAAACAACCTAGTACAAAAGACGCCGCCTCGGACTCCAAGAGGATGGCACAGCGCCTAGCGTGATTCCCTATTGGTCGCTTGTCGGGATTTAGCAGGGACTAGGGAAGAGCAGGCCGGAGACAAAGCAACCGCAGGACAAACCCGGAGAATAAACCCGAAGAATCCATTCCCATCGCCATAAGATAAACTGAACGCGCGCACAATAACGGGCTTATGAGCCGTCGCGAGGGATGCGGCCTGCACAGTCTCCGCTTCGCTCCGCCGTACGATAGTAATGTACCCTTGATAGTACTTGTACCCGTCTTCGCTCCGCTACGACGAAGGACAGTGACTCATGGGGGAAGGCTTGTAACGGCTACGCTTCGCTTCACCGAATGATAGGGTCACGTGGGAGAGAATCTTATCCTTGTCTCTCTTCCAGAGGGATTATACGCAGATATCCGAAAACGTGTCAAGCTCGGTTAGATTTGGACGTGAAGCAGCACCGAAAGCGGGAATCTCGCGAGGATGGTCTGTGGCGCGATTGGCGCGATTATGGGACTATGGCAAGGGCGAGAGATTCAAAGCTCTTTTGGTCTAACGTCTCCCTATCAGGCCACTTGGCACAGCAATTCACAATCGCAACAAATAAGCAGGTGCAAGTTAAGTGCGATAAGCTAGGCCAGCGGGTGATTCAAACGAGCGTTTCATTCAAACGGGTGATTGAATTGCAAGTCACGTGCTAATGCGAGCTGGGTGCAGTAGGGGGGGGGGATTGGAATTTCTGGCGCGGTGAAAAATCCTGAGCGGTAATCCAGCCCGACAAAAAATGTGCAAAGGGGGCTTATACAATACGCTTGACAAGAATGCGTAATGTGCTACTTTGCGCGTGAACCATTGCGTGTTGCGGTGGTGATACTTTAATATAATTATGGCAAGTCCCGTATCATATGATCTGCAAGGCCAAGGCGGAGGCATTGTGCTTTCCACTGCGGCAACTACTTACACTGGCAAGATCCGCTGGATTCAGGTGGTCAATGACGCTGTGTTGGCTACTGTGGCTAGCGCGTCTGGGAGCATCACGGGTGCATCGAGGTTGCAGACTATTACCCTTCCTGCGGGCTTGGGTATTGGCGGTGACTTCAGTTCCGTGGTTCTCACGTCCGGTGTGGTGGTTGTTTACTACGCGTAATGTCCCAGTTTGCCCAGAGTGGTAGCCCGATGGATGCTGCGATTGGCGAAGATGCTGATCGTGGGTTTGTGAGCGTGAACCAAAGGCTTCAACTTAACCAACTCCAAGAGGGTGAGGTAAGGGAGTCGTTGAATGGGCGTATGGAGGGTTATTGGAAGCCACGGAAGAACGTGGTGAGTAGGACAGGTGCATTGACTACGGGAGGGTCTCCTTTGCAGTTGCCCTTCCTCTTGACTGGAACAAGCGTCTTGATTACGGCAGCGTCAGTTACCGCTGGCGTGGTCACACTTACAACTGGCTCTGCTCACGAACTAGCTCCCGGCGCAACGCTAAACATTGCTGGGATTGGCTACACGACTGGAAGCGATCCTAATGGGGTGTTTACTGCGATAACGGCTTCGGCATCTACGATTACTTATGCGCTTACTGGTGGGTCTGGAACATACACCGTTTCTGCCGTTGAGCCAATCTCTGAGGTAATTACGTCCACCTCAAAGGCAATCGCCTCGTCCTCACTCGCCACCAACGTGGTGACAATCACAATCACTGCTGGGCATGGGTTTGCCATAGGGACTGTTGGATACGGACTAATCGCCGGGTTGACCTTTGATGGGACAAATCCTAATGGGCTTAGGCTTTTGACTTACGCTTCAGCAACAACCATGACGTTTCCTGTAACCGTTGCAACTACGGCTGTTTCAGGTGCTGGCACGTTGTCACAAGCTCCGATCAACGACGATGCTGCCGCCAACGTCCGTGCTTCCTGCTTGTTCAGCGATCCAAACGACAGCAACAAGGAGTATGTGATTATTGCGCTTGATACTGTCGCCAAGAAGATCGACTTGGATGGTTATGTGATTACGGACATTCCGTATCCTTCTGGAGAGGCCCTTGGTGCTGACACTGACATGATCCAAGTGTTCGACAAGGTGATGCTGTTCCGTGAAGGGCAACAAGCCTTGGAGTGGTATCCAAACGGAAGGCCAGTCATTTCCGCAAGTTCAGACGACACGGCAAGTCCAGACACCGTTGTTACGGTGAATCTGCGTGAACACGGGCTATTAGTGGGAACCTCGATTACTGTCGCGGGGCTTACTACCGGAACACCTCCCAACGGGACATACACAGTTGCCACGGTAACTGGCCAAGACACGTTTACCTTTTTGGCTGCAAGTATTTCGACAAGCACGACGTTTGTTGCTACTGTTGCTACGGCTACTGATGGATTCACGCTATCCCCAGGTGGTGCTTACACCCAACCTCAAGTATTTGATTCACATGGAGGCAGGGTATCAGTGGATGGTGGGCTTGTCACAATTACGGTAGACGGGAATACTACACTAAATGCGGGTAATTTCATTATTGTTTACGAGAACACTATTCCAGAATTGTCCTCACTAGTAGGTAAAGAATTTCAGGTAGTTAGTGCTACAACCACTCAGATTCAATTTTATGCGCCTGTCCCCAACATTATCCTTAGAGATATTACTGCGGCCACACAGGCAAGCAATATAGTCAAGTTATTCACTGATACAAACCACGGGATTCCTGTTGGAGATATAATCAATGTAAACGCTGTGACATACACTACTGGCACAAATCCAAACGGATTGTTTACAACGATTCGTCAAGCAACGAATATTATCTCGGCAACAATCTCAGGAAGCACAGTAACCATCAATTGCACTGGGCATGGATTTTCGACAGGTAATTCAATAACAATTGATGGAATTGAGTTTACTAGTGGAACAAATCCTAACGGGGTGTTTATTATCACCAATATTAACGCGAATAGTTTTTCTTATACTCTGGTTGGTGGAGTTGGGACATATATTACTACAAGCGCATTTGCAACAATAGACGATATTAATAAACGTCTGCTTTACAACCTTGTTGGTGCAAGTGGATCATATACAGTAACGAGTGCGTATGTTACAACTGCAACAGGTGCATCCAATCAACAGATCGCAATTGGAGGAAGGTTCAGCGTAGGTGGTGGCTTTATGCACCAGCCCGGTGCGCCTTGGGGTGTTCATTTCCAGCGTAGGCTATGGGTTCCGTTCTATTACGATCAATCTGGCGCGTATAACAACGTGACATACACTAGCCGCAAGATTACCGATGAAATATCTGTATCAGACATTCTAGAC